GCTGCAGGTGCGGCTACATTTAATTCTACTGTAACTGCTAACGCTGGTGTTGTTGTAGATAACATAACGATTGATGGCACAGAAATAGATTTATCAAGTGGTGATTTAACAGTTGATGTTGCAGGTGATATTACTCTTGATGCAGGCGGTGGTGATATACGTTTTGATGCAGGAGGAAGTGAGTATGGTAAAATTAATTTGTCTGGTAATAATCTAAATATACATTCTAGTATTAATGATGCGGATATAGTTTTTAAAGGTGAAGATAATAGTTCAACTATAACTGCACTAACATTAGACATGTCAGATGCAGGTACAGCTTCATTTAATCATGATGTTAAATTAGGCGATAATAGTAAAGCTATTTTTGGTGCTGGTTCAGATTTAGAAATTTTCCATGATGGTTCAGACAGTTTTATTGGCGATACTGGAACTGGTAATCTTAAAATAAATAGTAATGGAGCTGGAATTATATTTTTAAAAGGAGATGCAGAAACTTTAGCAAGATTTCTTACAGATGGTGCAGCAGAACTTTACTATGATAACTCAAAGAAAATTGAAACAACATCTGGCGGTATAACAGTTACTGGTAGCATATTACCTGCTGCTGATGATACACACGATCTTGGTTCTTCATCTAAACAGTGGAGAGATATATACACTGGGGATATAAATTTAAATAATACTAAAACAAGAGATAATGAGGTTGATGGATCAAGAGGTTCATGGACTATTCAAGAGGGTTCAGACGACTTGTTCTTGTTAAACAGACTTAACGGTAAAAAATACAAGTTTAATTTGACAGAGGTTTAACCGTGGCTTTTATCTCTAATGCAACAACCATAATAGATGCTGGGGCTTTTTCAGCTAATCTAGGTTCACTGGTACATATTAAAACTTTAACTGGAAGTAATGTAAGTAATTTATCTTTTGTACATGGTACTTCTAGTGTAGTTTTTGATGGGACTTATGCAGCTTATCAATTTTTTATTCAATTAAATCCTGCAGTTAATGAACACTCTTGTATATTTAAAACTAGTACAGATAGTGGTAGTAATTATACAAACCCTATGACAACCACTTATTGGTATGCGTACCATCAAGAAAGTGATGGTGCAACAGGCTCAGGATATGAAGGTCAAGCTGATTTAGCACAAGGGACAAGTGGTCAATTTTTAAATATTTTTCATGGTAATAATGCTGATGATGTAGTTACAGGAGTTCTTACTATTTTTAATCCAGCAAATACAACTTTTGTAAAACAATTTTTAGGTGATTTTACTTATAATAATAATGCAAATCATCCAGCAAATAGTCAATCACATATTGCAGGATATATAAACACAACTTCTGCTGTTAATGCTATTCAATTTGCTGTAAATAGTGGAAACCTTGACGGAGTGATTAAAATGTATGGAATAAAGGATAGTTAATATGGGAGTTATATCAAACGGAACAACAATGTTAGATGGTGGATCTTTAGATTCAGGAATAGCAACAGGCTCTTTAACATTAATTAAAACTTTAACAGCTAGTAGTAGCTCTACTCTAAGTTTTGTAGATGGTAGTTCTAATGTAGTTTTAGATAGTACATATCAAAATTATTTATTTACTTTTATTAATATTCATCCTTCTGCTGAATCACAATTTACTTTTCAAGGAAATGCAGCTGGGGGAAGTGGTTATAACGAAACAATAACATCAACTGCTTATCAAGCATATCACACTGAAGCAAATGACGTTGCATCTACAGTTTATCCTACTGATAATGATCAAGCACAAGGAACTGGTTTTCAAATAATATCTTCTGTGGGTGGTGTACAAAATGATGCTAGTCTTTCTGGATTTATGTATTTATTTGATCCTAGTGATACAACTTATCAAAAACATTTTTTAGCAAGAACAACAGAAATGTATGAAGATTCTGCTGTTGGAGCAATAGAATTACATACAGCAGGTTATTTTAATACTACTTCAGCAATAGATGAAATACAATTTAAAATGAGTAGTGGCAATATAGATGCTGGAACAATTAAATTATACGGGTTAGGATAAAATGGGTTTAATAAGTAACGGATCAACAGTATTTGATGCTGGATCAATGTCAGCAGGTTTTGGTGGAGCTATGACATTTATTAAAAAATTAAATGCTAGTTCATCTGCTACATTATCTTTTGTTGATGGTGCAAGTTCAGTTGTCTTTGATGGAACTTATAAAGAATATTTATTTACTATTCATAACATACATCCAGCTACAGGTAACACTCATTTAGATTTTCAAGTATCAACAGATGGTGGAAGTAGTTATGGGGTTAATATAACTTCGACTGCTTTCATGGCTTTTCATGGAGAAGGTGGAGAATCACCAACAATAGGGTATGAAGGTGCTAGAGATTTAGCTCAAAGCACTAATTTTCAACATTGCACAGGAGACATAGGAGCAGAAAATGATGAATGTGGAAGTGGTTTTTTACGTGTATTCAATCCTGCAGACACTACTTTTGCAAAACATTTTATAGGAGCAGCATCATCTTATCACCCTAATAATAGAAGTAATCAACTTCATATAAGTGGTTATATTAATACAACATCAGCTATTAATGCAATTCAATTTAAACAATCATCAGGTAATATAGATGCTGGAACTATTTGCCTTTACGGAATTGGATAAAAATGATAATAAATAATTAAGGAGAAACAATGCCAAGATTTCATAATATAAACGGAAATAAAATACAATTTACAGCTGAAGAAGAAACAGCTAGAGATAATGAAGAGGCAGCTTGGGCTAACGCAGCTCCTGCTAGAGCTTTATCTGAACTTAGAATTAAAAGAAATAGACTTTTAACAGAATGCGATTGGGAGATTGTATCAGAACTTGAAAAAGGTAATGCTATTTCATCTGATATGAAAACATACAGACAAGCTCTTAGAGACTTACCTGATGGTAAAGATACTGTTGATAAATGTAATAACGCTACGTGGCCAACTAAACCGTAGCAAAAGTAAAGAAGTACTATGCTACAAAAATTAAAATTTGAACCAGGATTTAACAAACAAGTTACTTCAACCGGTGGCGAAGGTCAATGGGTTGGTGGAGATAATGTTAGATTTAGATATGGTACACCTGAAAAAATAGGTGGTTGGGCACAATTAGGTTCTGTTGACATTACTGGTCGTAACACGGCTATTCATCATTTTATTAATACATCAGGAATTAAATATGCAGCGTTAGGTACAAATAGAATATTATACGTTTATTCTGGTGGTATTTTTTACGACATACATCCAATTAAAACGACAACAACTTTAACAAGTGCTTTTTCTACAACTAACGGATCATCTGTTGTAACATTAACTTTTTCTTCAGCTCATAATATAAACAAATTTGACATTATATTATTAGATAATTTTTCATCTATTACAAATTCTAATTTTACAGCAAGTAATTTTGATGACAATAAATTTATGGTAACTACTATTCCAACAGATACTACTTTAACTATTGATGTTGGATCTAATGAATCAGGATCTGGAGCTAGTACATCTGGTGGAATTAGAGTTAAGCATTATTATCCTGTTGGACCAGCAGTTGAGGTTGCAACAACAGGTTTTGGCCTTGGATCATGGGGCGGGCAACAACAAGGACAATTTTCATCAACACTATCATCATCTCTTAATTCTAGTGCTACTTCATTTACAATGGCTAGTTCCTCTTCTTTTCCATCAACAGGAACAGTTCTTATAGGTTCAGAATTAATAACTTACACTGGTAATAGTTCAGGAACTTTATCAGGTTTAACAAGAGGGGCTAGTGGTACAACTGCAGCATCTCATTCATCAGGTGCAACCGTAACCGATGCATCAAGTTTTTTTGCTTGGAACTCTGCAGCATCTGGCGATATTATTACAGCACCTGGATTATGGTCATTAGATAATTTTGGTAATAAATTAATTGCAACTATTAATGGTGGTGAAAGTTTTGAATGG